AGGCGTGTGCTGCTTTTGTTTGCCACCCTTCGCACCAGTGATCGTTGCCATATTGCGTCCATAAAAAAACCCGCCGAAGCGGGTAGTGATTTTTAGGTAATAAAAAAACCCGCTTTTAAGCGGGTCGTTATTAATTTAGCGTCGTGGGTTTTACGTCCATATTCCCATTGCCATCAGTGAAAATCCTAACAGTCTTACTCTCACCTTGTTTTAAAGTGATAAATCTTTCTTGCCGATCGTTCGAAGCGCCGCAAAGCCCTTGCCCCTCAAGATTTGTTCCTATCACCCACTCACCAGCTGGAAGATAAAAAGTTGCTTTTTCCTTAGTATCCAACCGAGCTGCTCGATCGCCATTAATATAAAGTGTTGCGAAACATGCGCTTCCTACCATACCCGCATCACGGATAACAGTGAGGCGACCGTCTTTGTCAGATGCACTTTGGTACTTTAGAAGGCGATTAGTAGGGACCTGAGTTGCTTCGTTCGGCGCTACCACAGTAGAAGCACACCCAGATATACTCAGAAAGGTAATCAACAAAAATATTCTTTTCATTTTCATAGTCTCAAAGCTTCATGCAGATTAAATCTTATCACTGAGAAGCCTGAACACCAGAATTTTGGGCAAGATAGAGATTTCAAATATCTTCGGCCACAATACCTGCACTGATGATAGCCCCACCGATCTCACGCTCACCATAAAGCACCGGCACGGGATTTCCCATAGCAATAGTATTAACCGCCCCTCCGAAGGCATAAGATGGTTTGTTATCGGGATCTTCTCGACCATGAAGGCCTTTAGGTTGAGGAGATAGCATCTGGAAAATCCCCCCTGCCGTCATGCTGATCCCTGCTGAAACCAAGTAAGGGGTTGCTGCTGCAAATGGTGTGAAGCTCAGCGCCACGCCAGCAATAACTAAAACAGCACCGAGAATAGTCTGGAACACCCCCGCTTTCTTTGCCCCCTCCATTACTGGTGCAATACGAATGTCGTTATTGCCGCCAAGGTTCTGGTAGTCTTCCACTCCAATGTTGCGCTTACCCCGAAACACGGCGAAGACCATGCCATTTTTCTTGGCGTTCATGAGATAGCTTTCAAACCCATCAAAGTTGACGCACAGGGCTTTCACAGCTTCTGCTGAGGTCTGGACTGCCAGACGGTGAATGCGGCCAAACCGCGCGCCGAGAGCGCCATACAGGCGGATAGTGGTTAAACGCGCCACGGTTTGATCTCCTTCGGTAAGTTTTTATGGCGGACGCATATCATCGTCCGATCTTTGAAATAACCACGAGCATATGGCGTGGTGCATGAATGGTGTCCATAAAGGTGATGGAGCAACTCACCGTCTTCAGTAATGATCCCAGCATGATTCCACTTATCAGCCTGCACCTGCATGATGACCATGCAGCCAGGCATCGGGTCGCACTCAACGAACCCCTCTTTCTCCCAGTTGTCGAAATAGAGGTTGTCCGGGTACTGGCTCTCCCACCAGGGGTAATCCACGCGAAAGTCATTAAGCTTGACGCCCTGCGTGGCGTGCCAGTCCATTATCAGGCCCCAGCAGTCGTGCGAACCCAGGATGAACGGACGACCAATCAGCGGTATCGCTTCGGGCGTTATCTCGGCGTACTCGTCGCTGTCAGGCGCATAGATGCCCCACACCACGCCAGAGTTATTGCACTGCTGGCGATCAAGGTCTGAAGGTATAGGCCGCGCTCCATCTCCCGGGTGCGAATGAATGACGCGGATAATCGTGCCGGTATCTTCGGCATTCGCCCAGTGCTCGCCATCGATGCGGAAATGCTCTGTCGGGTTTTCGTGGCTGTTTGGTACGGGCACATAGCGCTGGCGGCGGCTCGCCTGAATAACGAAGCCACAGCACTCGCGTGGCGCCTCCTCCAGTGCATGCGACCGGATGGCTGCCATTATCGTTTTGTTCATGGGGAAACCTTATCGGGAAATCAGAACCGTGCTGGGGTAGCCACCGAAATCGAGGATTGCGGTATTGGGTTCGGTCAGGCCCGCACCAAACCGCTTACGGCAGTCGCTCAGGCAGCCGCCGCACGCGTCCAGCGCCGGGTCAGCAACTGGATTGCCTTTAGCATCGAAGTACGCCGTGCCGTTGTAGGTACAGCCATCGCCGCTGCGATACTGGCCGCGCATCGCCCATTCGCACAGTGAGGTGATCTGCCGGGTAGGAATAACCAGCCCCTGCAGGTCCGCCGGGCTGCTCATGGCCCATGCCACTGTTTCGTCATGCTCAGCGGTTTTGGTATCAAGCCAGAATGTCTGCAGAGAAAACACTGTGGGGTCAGCGGTCGGGTTAACACCGCCTGGAAAGTTCACGGCATCGAGATAGACGGCATAGGTGTCGATAATGCTCACCTTCGCGTTGACCATATCCCGGAATTGCAGACACAGCGCCGTGATGTGTCCGTCAAGGTTCGACACGCTGAGATCAGGCTCTGCCGCCTGGTCTGTTGAAAGCTCAAGGCCTGACATCTGGAAGGGCCAGAACTCATAGGCCTCTCCGTCCCAGATAATGGGCTTGGGCCCGAGCTTATCTTCGTCTCCGTTCGCCGCGTCAATTTCCTCTGGCGTGTGCGGGAACGGGCTGTAGTGGAAACGGTGGATCCCGCCACTAAATTCTGACGCATCCACCTTGATTAAGCGCACCCTGCCACCGGGTGCCAGTTTTGCAGCCTGATCGACCAGAGCCATTATGCGAATACTCCATATGCCCGCCTGATGGTGAAAGTCAGCTCCGCAACGTTGCTGCTGATGAGGTTCTTACGCACCGAATTAGCGACGACGCGATAAAGACCCTTCTCCTCTCCCGGTGGGGTGATAATGAATGCCTTAACCGTGTGGGACAGCAGGAAGGCGCGGATCTCGTTAGTCTCAGTGTCCTTGCCGACATATTTCATCGGGATCTGTATGGCTGTAGAGTTAATGCCGTTCTCGGCAACCTGCTCATAACCGTCGCCAAACTGGGCGGAGCGGATCGCCTGATCGTACTCAATAGCCCCGCCGCCCAGTTGTACAGGCCATTTATAGGTTTCGACTGCCATGTTTACTCCATAAAAAAAGCCCACCTGAGTGGGCTATCGGCCTTTGACGAAGTTATAAATCAGTCCGCCGTTCTTGATGTGCTTCTGCACTACCTGAATGGCAGCGTTCTGCATCTCCGCCGCCAGTGCCCGGCCCATTGCATCACCTGAGCCTTCTGATTGCGCTGAAGCATTACCGTTAGCATCAACGTGTACTGTGGTTTGTATCACTGGTGCCGAGCTGGGTGCCCCTGCGTTACTGCCCAGGCCGAACATGGGTGCCCGTCCGACAAGACCACCGCTGGCATAGCCCTGAGCACTGCGCATCATGGCATAGAGGTTGTCCACGCCTATTGCAGCGGTGGCCTCTTTGGTGAAAACAAACTCGTCTTTATGAACGATACCTGCAGGCTCATATTTACCGCCGGGGCCGGTATAACCCCCACCGTCAAAGCTTACATTCGCAGCGGCTGCCGTATATGACCCGGAGGGAGTGCTTCCACCACCCCCGCTGACGCTGCCAGTAACCCATCCAAGCGCGGATTGCACAGCATAGGCCACCAGCAGTCTGTTGATGACATCTGCGATCATCTTCATCATCGATGCGGCAAAGCTCTTGAAGCTGGCTGTGCCGGTGGTCACGAGGTTCGTCATCATGTCGGATATGCCGCCCAGGGCTGACTGCGCCACGCTCTGCATGGAGGCATAGACGTTTGTGGCCGAGTCCAGGTATTCTGACCACCCTTTCTTGAAGCCAGCCCGCCAGTCACCGCGAAGCCTATCCTCCGCTTCGTAGTAGTCGTTAGCGGCTTTAAGCTCCTTCTGGTAGCCCTCATCCTCAAGGCTGCCGCCAGCATTAATCCAGCCACTGCGCAGCTGAGAGAGCGCCGTCTGGCGGCTTGCCAGCCTGTCGCTCATCGTTGCGCCTGATTCAAGCCCGGCCCGCTTCTCTGCCATCTGCGTGACATATTTGCTGGCCGTGTCCATGCGCTTGTTCAGCTGCTCCTGGGCGGTGATCTGGTCACCCAGCAGCGCCTTCTGGCGCGCCAGCGCCAGTACCTGGTCTTTGCTGGCCAGCAGGGATTGTTCCTGCCTGGAGAGCTTGCGCTTACCGGCAGCTTCCTCCAGTACGGCAAACTGCGCCTCGGTTTTCCATAAATCCTTACGCTGCTGACTGATAACGTCATTAATGCTCTGGTGCTCTTTCAGAACCCTGAGCTGCGCCTGAAGGGCCAGCAGATCAGCCTGCGCTTTGTCTTCTGCGCTGTCTCCAGCAGAAACCGCCGCCCCTCTGTTCTTTTTCTGTCGGTCTTTCAGTATTTGCTGCGCTCGGTCAGTAACCTTGCTTTGCTGGTTCGGGCCGCTGTCTACCGCTGTGCTCCTGTCACGGTTTACATAGCCCATTTCACCTTTACGTACTCGCGCATCGCGTGCAGTGTAGGATTTCTCAAGCTCAGCAATGTCTTTTTTGGTCTGGGCAATAAATGCTTTATTGTCTGTAGCCATATCCCCGAACAAGGACTTCATGCCGGGAATATTTTTGGTTTTCTCATACGCGGAGTTGGCAAACTCGGCAATGAGGACATCACCCTGCTTCAGTAAAATCTGGACCTGCTCAACTGTTCCTGCGACGACATCGATGATCAGATTAAGAGCACCGATAGTATGGTCTCCCACCCACTTCCAGGCGTCGGCAGACCATTTTTTTATGCTATCCCACATCTGTTCCAGAGGCGTGCTTGCATCATCAATTTGCTGCATACGCTTTTGCATCGTATCGGCAAAAATCCGCATGCCCTCGCTGACAGCTTCTTGTTTTTTATCTGAGTCCTCCAGCCCGGCGATATAATTTAATTGCGAGACCGTCAGAAAGTTATACTGGGAGTTCAGTTCAGCCAGCGCTTTGACCGGCGATTTCATTATTTCGGCAAACGAGGCTTCAATTTTTTCGGCCCCACTACCCATTACCTGCGTCCATTGCTGGGAGGTCTGCGCCACAAGCTGCAGCTGGGCGGTAGTGTACTTCCCTGACTGCGCCAGGCGGGCCAGGGTTTCAGAAACTGAGTTGGTGCTGGCGGTCGTGCTCTCGCCTATTTGCTCAGCCATTTTCCATAGCTGGGCTGTAGACGTCGCAGACGCTCCGCCGGTTAACACGATCGACTGATACAGTTCACGGTTAGCCTGCTCGGCCTGCCATGCGGCTATAGCCATACCACCAAGGATCGCAGTAAAACCACCCACGGCCAGCCTGGCTGGCGTCAGAAACCGCAACAGGCCGCTGGCGTGCTCGGCATTCTCTGCCAGTGCGTTGGCATTTTCTGAAAGAGATTCTGAAGAATCATCAGATGCGTCCTTAATCCCCAGCAACTCTTCCTTGATGACCTGAAACAGCCCGCCAATACCACCGAATGAGTCGCTGATTTGCCCGCCCTGCTGGATCAGCACCATCCATAACGGCATGCCACCAGCAATAGAAGTGGCAATATCAGTGAACTGTGCGGGGAGCATCCTCAGGGCCTGCTGATATTGCCCGGCGCTGAGTGTGCCTTTATTGAACACCCTTTCCTGCTCGCCAAGCTTTGCGATGAACGGGGCGGCCTGCTCCGACACACCGAGCTGAGCGGCTCTCATCTCCAGCAGCTCGATCCGCGTCTTGCCCATTGCGTTCGCCTGATCCTGAAGCGAAGAGATGAACGAATCGCGAATGTTCTGGTTACGCCTGAGTTCCGCCGCCTCAGCCCGCTCTGTTGCCTCCAGCTCGGCGATCGCTTCTTTCAGCATGCGCGACTGCCGGGCTGCAATCTGCCGCTGGGCAGCCTCCTGCTGGACAGCGAGCTCCTGCTCCCGCAGTCGTGCAATAACCGGGGCAGCTTCCTCGGCGATCCCCATTTGCGCCGCCCGGTACTCGGCCATGTCCGCCTTACTGGCGCGGAAAGTCGCCGCCTGGTCAGTAATGGATCTAAGGAAGTTTTCCTGCGCGGCGGTGGCGCGCTGCGTCTCCTGCGCCTGCTTTAACCGTTCCTGCCCTTCAGCAGTCTCGGCCTCCATGACCCTGCCGAGCTTTTCCCGGGTGGTTTCCAGCACGCTGTTGTAACGGGAATAATCTGCATCTGGCACCAGCCCGCTCTTACGGAACCTGCTCAGACTTTCCTGCAGGTTGTCCAGCTCGTCCAGCGCCCTGTTCACCGGGCTAATTTTATTCAGCAGGTTCTGCAGCTCCTGCTGCTGCTCTTTCAGGCTCTGGGTATTCTTTTTCTGATCGGATGCACCCGCGCGAAATACCGAGTTCAGATCATCGGCCTTGTTCGCCGCGCCGCCGGCCGTTTGCTGGAAATCGTCCAGCGCCTTATTCCCGCGCTCCAGCTCGGCGGTATTCACCCGGAGCGAAATCGTTGCAATATCAGACATTACGCCCCCTGATGGACAATTTTCAGCGCCGCGCTTTCCATCACGCGGATGTCTGTTAACGCGGTTGCCTCATCCTCCACCCCGTTCAGCTTCATCAGCCAGGGCAGCACGTTGTAATCCAGCCCGGTGATGCCGCCCATGCCTGTACGCCACTGGGTGCCCATTGACTGGAAGACGGCGAAAGCAGGCCAGACATCCGGCCATACCTCAACGGTCTGCTCTTCTTCGGTGTAGTCGTCAGCGCTCAGGCCGAATGCGGCCAGGTCTTCGGTGGAGGGTTCAGGCGTATAAAACGCCGAGGCAACCGCTATCAGTTTTTTTCGCGGTTACCCGTCAGTTCGCTGTAATAGGTCCTGACGATCGCTTTCATCGCGCCCGGGTAATTGTCCAGCAGCACTTCAAGATTTTCCTGGCTGAACGCGTCAGGCAGTGCCCAGCCCTCGGTGATCTCCACCAGAAAATCGACGGCGGTTTTGCCTTCCATCGTCTCAAGCGCGGCCAGCTCCTTTATCGGCTTGTGGCGGAAGGTGAAGGTAATTACCCCGTCATCGTCACCGGCACGCGGGATCTTAACGTCGGCTTTAAACGTGGGTTTTGGTTGCAGCTGAAATTTAGTGGCCATGTATTCCTCGGCAAAAAGAAAGGCCCGCTGACGGGCCAGTTAACGGACTTGATTACGCTGCCGCCTGCGGGGCGGCGTCTTTGTAAAACGTCATGTCACGCGACTGAATGGCAAAAGCTGGCTGCACCGTTTCGACGTTGTTTACAGAGGTTGTCGGCATAGGATCGAACGATGCCTTTGCCGACCAGTAGCGCATTTCCTTTGCTTTCGGCACGTACATGCGCAGCGGCAGCGTATCGCCGGAACGATCGGCAGCTGACAGCACGCTGTAAATCGGCAAAGTAGAGTCATGCGCCATCGTA